TGACAAGAGTGAGCCTGTCAACCACATGCCCGTGGTCGGCCTCATGGTTGGTCCATGTCAGACAAAGCCTAATGTTTATTCGAAGACCGCATCGAATCTGCAGGCCGCCATTGAGGAGAGGATCAACAAGAAGGCCAAGAAGCCCCAGATCACAAAAGCAGACAAAGCGCGCATCGGGAAGGTTGTGCACGCTTCCATGTCTTGCAACAGGACGCGCGGCGTTTTCTCTCGCGCGCGTGTGGCCGAGTGGGCAATCCAGAACTTTGATCTGGAGGCATGCAAGTCCGGGAAATGGAGCCTGCAGAGGTTCCGAGGATCTTTGGAGAACCTCTATGCTAAGGAGCACCCGAGGTATGCCTTCAAGGCTGACATCAAGTATGAATGCATGCCTGAAGGGAAGGCGCCTAGAATGCTGATTGCCGACGGCGACGAAGGTCAGCTCATGGCGTTGGCGGTGGTCAAGTGCTTCGAAGACTTGCTGTTCCATCATTTTGAGGAACGCAGCATAAAGCATGCCTCCAAGAAAGACGCCATGGACAGGGTGGTCAACAACCTCAAGAGGCCGGGAGCAAAAGCGGTGGAAGGAGATGGATCGGCGTGGGACACCACGTGCAACAACGAGATTCGGTCCATCGTTGAGAACCCCGTGTTACGGCACATATTTGAGATTTTGGCCGACTATGGCGTCCTACCATCGACATGGATGGAGGAACATTCACTCGCATGTGAGCAGAAGAAGCTCCGTCTGTTCTTCACCAATAAGTTTGAAACCATGAGTGTCACGATTGATGCGATCCGTCGCTCCGGCCACCGCGGTACTTCATGTTTGAATTGGTGGATGAATTTTGTGTTGTGGGTGTCATCTGTGTTTAAGGAGCCGGAACGATTCTTAGATGTGAACGTCAAGAAAGGTGAGGATTTAACCGGTGTCCTTAGGTGGTGGAGCGGTGCGTTTGAGGGCGATGACTCTCTGTGCACGATGAAACCGCCGATGGTGGATGGGGATGACTTGTCGAAAGTTTTCCTCACGTTCTGGGCTGATGTTGGCTTCAACATGAAGATTGTCTTCTGTACGACTAGGGCAACTTTTGTGGGATGGAATATTGGCTGCGTGGAGGGGGAGTTGACCGATTACCGGTGCCCCGAGCTTCCCCGCGCGCTCGCAAATTCAGGCGTCAGCGTTTCTGTTGGCGCCATCGATGCGGCCAAGAAAGCCAATCGCAAGTCCGCCAATGTGTTGGCGGCTGCCTCCGCGCTCGCACGCGCTAGTGACTTCAGTGGCATTTTGCCCAGTGTGTCCGAGAAGTACCTCGAATACGCTGAGAGCGTGTCCTCCTCGAATTTTGAGGATCGTGAGATGAGCATTCGGTCTTACGGTGAGGACGGCCATGGAGCAGATGAAGTGCGAGCGATGATTAGGGAGCGGAACGTCGGAGTCACACCCCAGGAGGAGGGCAAGGTGCTTGACGCGCTGGGATATAGCGCAACACCTGATGAGATTGCCTCCTTCCGGGAGTACGTGTGGAGTATGGACCCGCACGTCCTGACGGACTACGCTTCCTTTAAGGAATCGCTTCCTCCTTCTTGGAGGACGGCTTAACCAGCGAGGAATGGTGCATGTGATCCACCCTCGATCTAATTAGAAGGGGTGCTCTGGGTAAGATAACGACCCAGGGCGAGAAGCACACGACACACTGAGTATCCGGTTTACCTGCCGCCGCCCGGTGTCGCGCTCGCAGAAGGGCCCGAGCGTTTGTTGTTGGCACTTTGCCAGTACGCAACAGGTGTGCGCCTTATTCTTTTGCTCGTACCAGCTCAACGGACGAGTGGAAGCCTGGTGGTGGGGACGGGACCCACCTGAGGTGAAGGCCAGTTGAGGGAGGGAGATAAGCGCCCTAGAGTTTAGCCAGCTCGAACCCTCAATGCTACGAGTCGGCCCGGCCCGAGGTACCTTGTTTTGGTGTCTACAGTGGTCATGTGCTGGTGACGGCACATGGTTGCAAGCCGACCTTGCGAATGCTACGATCCCGAGGCGCGGCGGTACCGCGTCGGCAGATAGATGGTTATGCGCTTCGTGTGCGGGTGGGGGGAGGTGACAAGGCACTTGAGTCACGCCGGTGGTAGCTAGACCTCCCATCCCCATGCGAATACTCCGACTTTGCGGCCGTAACCATTGAAATGTCGCTTTTTGTTTATAGGTTGAGTATGCATGCACAAGCTTGGCTCCAGACGCGCTAGCGGTGCTTGCAACAGCCCCTCACTCCACACCTCCCTCCTTGCAGAGATGGCACCCAAGGCCATGAAGGGCATGAAGGCCGCGGGCAAGCCGCTGTCGAAGGGTGGCCTCGCCGAGGCGCTCGCCACGGCGACGGAGCTGAAGAAGAAGGACTGCGTGAAGGTCCTCGACAGCTTGGCCGAGGTGGCCACGAAGCAGGTGAAGAGCGCAGGGAAGGTCACCATCCCGGGGCTGTGCATGGTCAAGACGCGCCTGAAGCCCGCGACGAAGGCGGGCAAGCGGGAGGTCTTCGGCAAGATGATGGTCGTGAAGGCCAAGCCCGCCAAGACCATCGTGAAGGCCTACTGCGTGGCCGCCTTGAAGAAGAGCGTCTGAGGGCTGAGCCGGTCGGTTGTACAGATGAACGGCCTCCGCCGTTTGTGCCGCTGTCAGTGGGCGCTCCGCTGGCGCGGCATCTCGGTGCGTCTGTTACGTTGAGTTGGTGTCCGTGGTGGTCATGGGAGTTCCTGCT